AATTACCTAAAGCTACATAAAACTAAATATTATACATCATATAATGAACGACACGCCTTACTTTGCAGTTTTCCCAGATATTCAAGTGATATCACAGAGTGATGACAAAACAAAGACATACGTAGACAATCTTAAGTTGATGGCAGCACATACTCTATACGACAAACACGGGCAAAAAATAAAACTCACTGACAAATTATCAAAAGAATTAAATGTGCCTCCACCCCCGGTTGGTTGGGAAGCATCTGAAAAATACGACGGCATTAGATGTTTTTGGGATGGAGAAAAGTTTATATCACGGGGGTCTGGATTAGGTAAACCAAAGGTTTTTACATATGTCCCAGACTTCTTTACAATGGCTTTCCCCCCTGGTGTCGCATTGGACGGGGAATTATGGATAGGACGAGGAGAATTTCAAAAAACAAGTAGACTATCAACTCTTAAACCAGGCAAAACATACACTACAGAACAGATAGATTACATGTGGACCACGGTTACATTCAAGGTATTTGATATCCCATCTGAGAACGGACCATTTGAAGATCGTATGCAAAAACTAAGCGAAACTATCTTAATTTGTGAAAAATCATGGAGAGAAGATTACCCGGACATAAACTTTTACCCTATTGAAATAACAGAACAGATAAAAATACAGTCTGAAGAACACTTAAACAACATTTACAATGAATTAACATCGGCCGGGGCAGAAGGTGTCATGCTTAGAGCACCAGGTTCTCCATATGAAACCAGGAGGAGCAAATATCTACTAAAGTATAAAAAACAAGAGGACGCCGAGTGTGTTGTGTTGGAATACATTATGGGAGATGGGCGACTCAAGGGTCTACTAGGTTCTATAAAGGGAGAAATAGTAAAGGATGGATCAAGGACAGGGATTATTACACACGTAGGAACGGGGTTTTCAGATTTACAGAGAGAAAACTACATAAAAGAAAATTCCCCGGAATACATACCAATAGGTTCCATTGTTTCTTTCAGTTATATGGAGATGACCAAGGATGGAGTTCCAAGACACCCTGTTTATAGGGGTATTCGGGATGACCTCTAATTTAAATATAAATTTTAATGTTAATGTTATTGTATATTAAATGGAATTCGATAACGACGACTGTTACAATTACCAGGTAATAAATGAAATTGATAACCCTGTTATACCATCTTCGGATGTTACAATTATACTTATGATGGAAGGTTCTGATAGATTTAAATACGACCCATTTATTATGTCATTAAGTAAAAAAACAGTAATTCAATACAATAAAGGTTATAAAAATTGTCTTAAGGACGATTCAGTTACCGCTACCACATCAGACATAACACATGCATATTACACGGCATTTTATTATGCAAAAGATTATCAGAATGTAATTATTTTAGAAGAAGATGCTGAAATGTATAGTAAAAATTTGCTTTACTACGAAGATATTAATAACTTCATCGAACGGGAAGATTTTAATTTATTTAGTTTTGGATCAATTGGGAAATATATAGAATATAATCCAGAAATATATAAAAACATCTATTCTGTAACCAATTATGCCGCCGCGCAATCAAATATATTCTCAAAAAAATCAAGGCAGATATTATATAAAATTATAGGAGAGAATAAATTCCAGGGAGACATCGACACTGATTATATAGCTAAACTGGACAAATTGTACAGTTATAAATATCCCCTTATAATTCAACTTATGCCATTAACAGAAAACATGAAGAGCTGGGGCGCGGACCACGGGGTGAGAGTGAATACTGGAATCTATGTGATGAAAATGTTTATTATCTGTACTAAATTAGATACAGACCCGATGGGGTGGGAACAGATCTACATGTATAATAGATCTAGATGGTGGTTAGAATATTTATTAGTATTATTAGGAATATACAGTCTATTTAAAATAGGTAATTGGGCGTACCCTAAAATGAATATGCGTAAAATGAAATTCAGAAATAAAATTTACAGAAAATAAACTATATTAAAATAAAAAATATAACATAATATTAACTAATAAGTATGGAATTATTACAGGATGAAACTTATAAACAGGTATTAGCGAGTTATGAAAAACTCGTTAAAAACTCCCTTGTCCGGAACAAAAGTTATGATATGAAAAAATTCATAGGAGGACTTCCTGTGACAATGGAAAAGCAGGATATGTCAACTGTAATGTCTAAGTTGCCCAATGGAAAAAGTCAATATACAGTAACTCAGAAGGTAGACGGTTCACGAATGTTAATGTATATAGTAACTACTCCAGGTGTTAAAAACGGAAGAATGGTGTATTTTATAGACCGAAATACGAATATATACAGGGTGAGAAACTCGAATCAAGATAGTTTAGACCCAGTTGATAGTAGAGAAATGTTAATAGACGGAGAGATGGTATTCTTTGACTCAGATGACAATTCACATGCAGTTTTAGACATTAATAGAGTAAAAGGTGTATCATTTATGGCTTTTGACATACTATACGGACCGAGTAATATCGATGTAAACACCGAAGGAGAAAGAATAATAGGACAGGATTCTTCTATGACTGTACCCGAAGATGGGAAACTCAGAACTCAGCCTTGGCCATATATAAACAGGTATGATATACTTTACAAATTAATAATGCCAGGAGAATTTAACAAATTCGACCCGTTGTTAGTCTCTTCTTTTACAAATAAAAAATGGTTTAATGTAGAAATCAAGCCAATTTATTTTTTAGATTCGATAAAAGATTATCAGCTTTTATATACTCCCTCTGAAACAGGTGAATTACAAAAATTCTTAGTTAAACATCGCAAAACTTTTTATGATACGGTGAATAAAAAGTATGGGAAATCCACATCCACTTTTACAAATAAAAAAATTAAACTAGATGGATTGATATTTACGGCATCTGATACTCTTTACACTATAGGAGCGTGGAATAAACTTGACACTACACAATTTAAATGGAAACCAAATGATGAACAAAGCATAGATCTATTGGTTGTGAAGAATAGGAATGAAAATATAGTTAAATTTATAGACCGCAATGGTAATATGCAAAATTGGACTAAAAAATTTGGAGAATCTTACAAAAATGTTACAGTCAATCTACCCGAATATGTCAATAGCAATACGATCGTCGAATTTCAAGTAATATCCAGAAATAATTTTAAATTTAAAAATGTTAGAAATGATAAGACTCGCCCTAACACATTGAGAACTATTATGAATGTAATAAGAAGTGCTGAAAATCCAATTGATATAAACGACTTATATTACTTTGCAAATATTGGGAAAAGTTCATCAAAAGAACAATTAATTAAGCTTCTTTCTTATTCATCAAGGGCTGGTCTACTTCGTTGTATATCTACATCTAATAAAGCAGAAATTTTAGAGAAATATGATGTAGTAAATATACAAAAACAATTTAATAAAATTGGGATGAAAGACATTGAAGTTGAATTTCGACTGGGAAACATTGGTAAAACAGGGGGATTTAATCCTGATATAACAGAGGAAGTCTACAAAAATTCTATGAAAAGAATAGACGAGTATAATATGAAAAAGATAGTTGAATATTATGTAGACGCTTATTCCGACGAATTAGCCGGTGTTAGAACTAGACACATCTATTCAAATGACTTTAAAAAATTTATAATACTGGAATCTATAATAAAAAAGAGACTCAATGATATCAATATAGATATGTCAAAAATCTGGGACAATGACATAAGAATTTCAACATCTACGGAAACAAGAATAACAGACTATGTTACTTCAGGGAAATACAATTTAAAGCAGAGAACATCATACATAGACCCAACTGAAACATTTAGAGTTGATTTTACACTAATATCAGACGGGGAATTAATTGACAGGGATTTTATAGAAAGTAAATCTCCAAATAGAAAAAGACAAATTGAGGTAGAGATTTTAAAAAACAACGCGAACATAAATGAACTATTTGTATTTATTACGAATCTAATTAAATTTTAAAGTATTTTAAATTGTCTGTTCCGTCATAACGAAGAAACCCATCTTTAAAAACCCAATCCAACTCGGAACTAAAATAATCATTATCTATAGGATTAAATTTAACAAGTAATATGTTCATTATTTCTTCATATGTTTTCATATTGGTCGTTGGAGTTATTCTTTTTTTTATAGTTAATACTCTATTATCAACTACTTTACCCATATTGTCCCTGTTAATTGAAAGTTTATAATATTCACCTATTTTTAGTCCCTTTGGTATATTTCTTTTTAAAAATGTATAACTTCTTAGGAAGTCTAAATCCCTATTTTGTATTATTTCTCTAGAGTCATATCCAAATTTAATAGTTTCACCTCTTATTTCAAGAATTTGTAATACAATAGAGTCTTTATATTTATCTTCTTCGTTGAATATAATAGTTTTATCGTTAGATTTGTATATTAATTTATTACCCGGTGCCGAGTTTATTATCTCATAAGATCCTGATATAATATTATCATATTGGTCGGGTATTATAAGTAATTCGTCCACTATTGACGATAATATACCTATTCTAAATAAATCCGAGATTATCTTATTCCTATTTACAAAAGTTTTATAGCGTATATCTTCGTTGTAATAAATAATATCTATTATCTCATATTGTTTTTTGTCTTCTATATCATTGTAACTCAGATACCCCTCGAATATAATAGTATCTTTGAATATTTCCGATATATCAGAGTTTAAAGATAATAAATTATCATTTATATAGAAATTATTAGTTGGTGAAAGAATAAGATAAAATCTATTACTATCTGGACTAGCTTTTCTAACATTAAACCGATCCAATATTAACATTTGAATTGAATTGTAAGTAAGTGGAATACTATTATAAAGACTCTTAGGATTTATAATAGACGTGAATAAAACCAGGTTGTCTTTAATGTCTTTTTCATTCATAGAAGTTATAGTTTTCTTCTCTAATTTCCCATTGACATTTATTATCATGTTATTCGTTTTTAGATTTTTATATATACATGACAATAATGAATCCTTGCTAAACGAATTTAACCCTGGAAATATTCTAGAATCTTTTTCAAAATCATCTCCAGTTACTATTATTTTTTCTCCATTATATTCAACTTTATATTTGTTAGCTTTCTTCCCCCCTCCTTCTCTAGCACCTAATTTGCCTATTACTTTCACATCTTTGAATTCTCCATTTATTTTAACCCTTGCTATAGCATCGGGTATATTGCTACCCGGTATTAATATACCCGAGCCATAATCTATTTCATTACCTATGTTATATCTAATAGCTTCGTCTTTGTCAGGAAATCCAGTTCTTAGGTAATTTTTCATTCTCTCTATAGATTTACTATCTTTTGTTTCACAACATGGATACCATAATTTATCATCTGGATCAAAAACGCCTTCCGGTTTTAAATATTGATAATTGGGGTCTGGACATGTCCCAGACCATGAATAAGGATCTGGTCTCATAGATTCTGAAAAGTTTCTAGGGTCGCCGCCCGTTTTTCTAGTTCTTGTAAGTCTACATATTCTTCCATTAGGTGCATAACCTGAAACAGTGTTGTAATCTTTTAATTGTTTATCCGGACCCAATAAACTCTCAGTTATAAATAAATCGTTATATTCGTCAAACATATTATTTATCACCGTCTCTAATTTGTTAAATAGATTTGTTGTTATATCAGTATTACCATTACCGCACATACCATCATTCTTTTGTTTTAAAGTGCATTTAGATACGTTTAACATAACAGACCCGTGTTTATTAATTACTGCTGTCAATTTAAGTCCTTCTGAAGGAACAACTACGGCTTTTATATATTCTTTAGTCATTATATCATTTCTTGTTTCTCGCGGAGCATAATATTCCCATTCTATTATTTTAAGTCCTTTGTAAAAAACAATGGGAGAACCGTCCCGTGCACGTTTTATTTTAGTATTAATTGGGTTTTCTAATATCCTCCCATTAATATCATAAGGGTTAATAAAATTGTTTAATTCTATAAAATCAACCTGTGTCTTCCCTGGTGTAATTTTATTTATACTAAATTGGGCAGCGGCGGAATGAACATAATTAGCACCTTCTATCATTTTATATTCTGATTCGCCAGTTATTTGTCTAAAAGCTTCATAATCAACAGCTCCAGAGGAATTAATTCTTTTAATCAGTTCGTTTATTAGAGATTCTTTTTTAATTGGGTCCAGTGTGATGTTTATAATATTTATAAGACCGTTTTTACTTATACGTATAGAAGTTTTGTGTTCAGCTACCTCATGATATAATATTAAATTATTTAAGAACTGAGTTGTTGTTGTTTTTGGAGGTAATTTAGATGGACCTCTTTTTTTAACCATCCCATTATATTCAACGTATGTCATTTTATTTTTGTGTACTTCCATATCTATCTTGCCATCTTTTATCTCTATCTTAGATCCTTCGTCTAAATTAAAGAGGCTATAGATAATATCATCAGTTAGTTTTTCCTTTATAAAAGCATCTTTAATGTCTGAGTAATCTCCAGAATATTCAGGATCATTTAATATATAATTATAAAACCCGTCCAGTGTTAAAAATAAACTTTCGTCCCTAGGTCTTTCACATTTATTTTCATGTCTAGATCCGCTCATTTTTTGACAAACTGAACAATATACGCCATTTACAATTGGTCCTATTCCGGGTCTATTATAATTTTCCGTTATAGTTCCATCGTCGTATACAACTTTTTTATATAAACTTAGTTTGTAAAACCCTGTATCATCTTCATCATCCAGTTGAAATTTACTTTTAAGTATATCCAAGTCTATTATCTCTATAGGGCCGTCGTTAAAATTTAACTTATTTATAAACATATTAACCCCATTTATTTTAACATTACTATTCATGTAATTCTAATTATATTAAATATTTTAAATAATTAAATTAAATAAATTTAAAGTATAGCATTATATTGATATACAAAATGTCTAAATCTGTTGATAAATTCAATGAGTTATTTACCGAATTTATAGATAAAATAATAACAAAATTTCCCAACCAAAAACTGTATAGTTATAGAAGAGCTTTTGTGCTTGTAAAATTGACATCACCTTCATCTCCGGCAAATTTTTTTATGGCCGGGTGTATAGACTATAAGAATGAAATCAAAGAAAGAAATGACTTATTTTTTATTAATGACTCATCTATAAAGTCTAAGATTAATAATTTTTCAATTGAAATTGGTATAGCAGAGTATTGGAATGATCTAACAGACAGTACTAAAACTGCCGTATGGGACTATATTCAGTCTCTTTTTGTATTGGGCGAGGTTATAATTAGTCAAAATAATACAGAGTTTGCCAGGATTAGAAATTCAAATATAGAAAATTATTCTAATGATATTTCTAATTTCCATGATCAACAATTTTCAACAGAGTTTTTATTAAAATTAAATTCTTAATATACATTAAATATGACATCATATTGGTTTTCTGACTTATGTGCATTATTTAATTCTATTTCTATAAATCCGTTCTACGGAACAGATAAAAATTATCAATACAACTCGCTCACTCGCCTTATAATAGTGGCCACTATAATTGCTGCAATTAATTATCCTAAAGATGGTCCAATTATATTGGGCTCAGGTATGTTTTCTATACTATTATCGGTATGTGTTTATTTTCTAACTCTCAATTCAAAGTCGGCCATAGAATCTAGAACTATCCAGGATTTACCAACAGATTTTAGTAATGTAGAAGATAAAGGAGGTCTTACAAATCATGGGAAAGACCTATTGAAAGATTATGATACAAATACCAAAAATTCGTTTTTAATAAATCGTCCAGTAAAGAATACAGATAATATAAAACACAGGTTTATTCTAGATGGAGATAAAACCCCTAAAAATATTACGAATGAAGAAATAATCCAAACGCCTAACAATATATTTGCAAAACAGATTATGACTGGAACAATTAAACAATTAAATACCGTTAATAAAAATTTATCCCCTGTATAAAATTAATTTAAATAAAAATAAAATGTATTATTATATTAAACTCAATGGGATACATCAATGATGTTAACAGATTAAATAATATGGTAGAACATACTCCTATGAGAGATGCCAATGTTAATTACTCGGGCCTTGATTATGGACATATAAATTCCTTATCCAGTCAAAATGAACACCCCGTTGTTAGACGGGTTGAACCTTTTAATAAGTCAACTTATATAGACCCTATTGGTGTAAGTTCAAATCTAGATATAGAAAAAAAACAGGGTCCTATTGAATTTTCAATTAGAGATACTAATATGCTTTCTATATTTTCAGGTATAACTTCTCCTAAAGTTGATACATATACATTGATCAGCGACGAAGAACATGACGATAATGATATAATATATTCTGCGGCTCCTAGAATTGGAAAAGTACAGAGTATTTACAGTACACCGTTTAGTACACCATCTAGAGACGTAAAAATATTAGATACTCCAACTAGAGAGGGAGATACACACCCATCTGTTTTACAAAACAGGAATGCAAGGATGATCGATAGAGTAGGTAAGAATTAAATTAAATTAACTTGAAATATAAATAATATATAGTTATATACATATATACATATATAATGTTTATGCAATCTAATTTAGGGGCTTACGAGGTAAGGAGAGACGAGCAAACAAACCAGGTTTCTATAGAACCGATTACTCACGATGAATACTATTCCAGAACTACTGAACAATACTCGTCTGTAGAATATGACGACTATATATACGATCTATTAGATAATTTAACATATGATATAAATACATTTTTCTCTACTCAGCGAGTTATTCATATGTTAAACCAGTCTTTACTTCAAGAAAATTCTATAGTAAAACCCAAAGTTTCTTTAGAAAATTTTGAAAGATTAGAAAAATGTAATGAAGTAACAAATTGTTGTATATGTTTTGAAAATATGGAAGATAATATTAAACTAAATTGTGAACACATTTATTGTAATAGATGTATTAAAAAATGGCTTACCGAAAAATCTAATACATGCCCGACTTGCAGAGAGGAAATAATAATGTAGTTATACTAGTTTTAAATTAAATTAAATAAAATAAAAATATATATCATTATAAATAAATGGAACTGCGAGTAGTAGTAATATTTATCGTACTATTATCCTTTATTGGAATATATATTAATGTTTTTAAATCGCCGGTTTTTAAAGATCCGGAACTCTTTAAACTTCCTAAAATGTTTAGAACTAATTTAACAGAAAAGGAGAATTTAGATATTAATGAAATGTCCGCCGATGAATTAGCTTCGCGAATAATTAAAGAAAAGGAAGGTAATAATACAATATACAGCTCAATTGGTAACGTGATTAGTAAAGAAAAGGGTTACATAAATGACGGAATGCAATCAGGGATTATAACCACTGATATAGATTCTTCGAATTTATCATCGGTTGGAAATAAAAGACCGTATGCATGGCATGGGGCATCTTCTCAGAGAGAATGGCCAGACAATAAAACTGTTAACGCCGGGCTCTCTTATAATGTATATCATCAACTAGATAAAGAATCCTTAAAAAACATAACATCATCTGACAGGGAGAAAAATATTACTAAAATGGCTGGTCCTAAAGTAAAAAATTCAGCAGGTGAACAAAATGTTGGAGTTTTTATAGGCCGCGACAAGACTTATGATGAACTGGAAAATAAACAAAGTGATAAAGAAATTAAACAGGCTGTTGCCATAATTAGGAACGCCACCGCTAACGAGGGTAAACAGCTCGTGTCTATAGATATGATAGATAGAATAAAGACTGGAGAAAGATATGGGACTAGAAATAATAACTCTATTCCTAGTTATACGAATGTTAAAGTTAAACCTAATGTAAACATTTCTATGACAGAAAAAGATGTAGCTAATATAGTATCAAAGGACATAAACATTGATCCTTATAGTGAGTTAATAAAACAGACATCAGAATTTATAAAGTAAAAATAAAATAAATAAAATATAACATAATAATAAATGGTTTATGGTAATATCCCAACAGAATGGCAACAATCTTTAGGAACTCTTGAAAAAAACTCAAAATTACGTATGCAAGCGGCGGCTACCGCAATAGACACAGAACTTATAAGACGAGATGCTCCTAGACAAATAGTAACATATGAACCTATTTCGCAGAAAACGCGAACATTACCCCCGGGTCCTTTAGTAAAAAAACAGGTAAATAAATTAAGGGGGTTTAATACGGATAAAACCCAAACCCCTGTACAGATGTCTGTAAAAGAAACTAATAGAGTAATAGATATGACTAATACACCGGGGTTTTCAATGGGTAATCAATATACACAGTCTCAGAATAGAGAATTTAATTATGTTGCTCCTAAAAATACTATACTATACACCCATAAAGATAAATCGGTGCCGGAAATTGTAAGCCAGTTAAGAGGTATAAGAGAAGTTAAACCTAAAAAATCGATGAAGACTTCTAATCTTTATGACACTGATAGGGAAATAACAAATTACACTCCTATACAGCCAATAGATCAACCAGTAGTAAGAGTTTATAATAGTCGTTAAATTTAATTAGATATAATTTTACATATTTCATCAAAATTATTCCTCATGGTATGTTCAAAACTAGATCTTAGCTTAACAAATGTTCTTTTATTATTATCATCGATTGAATTTTTTACAGTCTCTAGTGATAAAAGCTTTACATCCAAAATTTCCAGAAATTTTTTATCTATTTGTATATTCGATAAAAACTTTTTTGTAGTGTTAAATCTATCCCTGTATACATTAGTAAACGGAATTTTTACTATATACATGTAATATTTATTCCCAGATGGTGTTTTTGAAATAATACAGTTACACCCCTTGACATATTTTTTAATATCTATTATATCCCCGACCGATCCAAGAGTTTCTTCCCATGTTTCTCTAGAGGCCGTATTTTCAGGATCAGTTTTATCTGATAGTTCTACGCCTCCCCCGAAATTAGACCACCTATTGTCCCTGTCTTTACCCAAAAAAAAATAAGTGGTATTATCAAGGGACTTGCAAAAAAATAGAACTCCTCCTCCATATCTAATATTATTTTCAAGCATTATTTATTGTATTTAAATAAGTTTTAAACTGTTTAACTTAAAAATAATTATCATATATTCTATATGAATGATATATGAATGATATTATTAAAAATAATAATATAAATGGTCCTATAGGTATTTTATTTTCACGTTCCCATAAAAATAAAAAAAATAATAATGAAATGTATAACATGAGTGCAAGAGTTCCTAATATCAAGATAGTAACAGACGATTCTGTTAGACCTGTTATAAATTTAGACAGTAATATAAAGATAAATGATATCGATATTGTAAAAGACAAAACTATGGGAAACGATACAGACTCTGTATCATCGGGTAGCACAGTTGAAGCGACTCCAATAAACTCAAAACAGCAAAAAAATGAGAAAATTAAACATAGTAGTCTTAAGTCCAAATCGAGTGCAAAATTTAATGCAGATGATTATCAAAATTTCGTAAATAACTCAAAAACAAAAGACCGTAAAAAGCAAGACTCTGACGATGATTCCGATAGCGGAAGTGAGAGTGGAAGTGGGAGTGAAAATGGAAGTGAAAGTTCTGATGATTATTCTGATACGTCATCTCATAGTAGCTCCGGTAAAAAAAGTGGAAATGTTAAACAGGAAAAGCAAAAAATTCTTATGCAATTGGTAGATATTGAAAGAAGAGGTATTGAATTAACAAAAAAATACTCTATGTCTTCCAAATTAGATGATCTAAAATTTGAACTGAATTTACATCAGTCGAGCGCTGAAAAAGACTCTGGTGTTAAACTTCAGCAAAAAATTCTAATGGCGGCAGTATATGGACTGGAGATAGCTAATACAAAATATGATCCAATTGGTGCTAAATTAGACGGTTGGTCAGAGTCTGTAATGGATAATATCGATGATTATAATGTCATTTTTGAAAAATTATATGAAAAATACAAGAGCAGGGCAGATCTTCCCCCCGAGTTACACCTATTGGTTACACTAGTAGGAGGTGCATTTATGTTTCATACAACTAAAACAATGTTTAGTTCTGCATTACCGAAAGGATTAAATAATACACAAACAGAGGAGATAATGAAAAATATTAGCTCTGCTATGTCTAATAAACCAGGTCCACAAGTATCTAACGTATCTACATCAGAAATATCGGGACCATCTTTAAATCTATCAGGTATTTTTCAGCGAGCAGATGATGCATCATCCGTTGGAACTGTTGAGACATCTAGAGAGGTTACAATAAATCAAAAGGGTAAGAGAGCTATAAATCTATAATTAAATATTTTTATTTAAAAAAAAAATATTGCTAATAAAATAAAATGGAAAAACAGAATCTACAGTTTTTATTAGCCGCGGCGATAATCTTTATAATATATCTTATTAATAGACCTAAAGGTGTAAACGGTGGTCCAGTCAAGACAGTAGTGGGCGGAGCCGTTGAAAAATTATCAATGGGTGCTATCAAGCGGGGGTTAGGAATGACAGGCCAACTGCGCGTGATGTATAAGAACGAGGATACCGCCAGGGAAACCGTTCTTATAAGTTTGGGTGATGCTGCGGCCGTTGGTTGCCCGAGTGGGTTTGAACTTGCCCCTAAAGACTTTACTCTATCTAACGGTGGTTGCCACGTAACTTGTGGAGGAAATGGCACTTGCGGTGTAGGCCCAAAGGGTCTCGATTCGGATGGCGAACCAGTTCTTCAGATATGCTGCATTGCTAGAAATTAAAGTAAAGTAAAATAAAATAAAATAAAATAAAATAAATGTATAATATAAACAAATGCCTTTATTTTATTCTAATGTAACAAACAGTAATAATAGGAATAATTTATATTCACATAATTCAACATTATCGGAGCAACCATCTTTTAGTAATATGATAAAATCGTCTGAAAAAGTTGAAGCCGAGGAATATAAAACCAGTAGATTAATGAATAGAGAAAACAGTGAAATCGTTAATGGAGAGAGTCTCCCACGTGCAGAACCAACTAGACGTATTGGTGCAACATCGACTTCTAAAAAATCGCGCCCTGATTCGCCAGTCATTCTTGCTGTGGCCCGTGTAGAAGCTCTACAGCATGGTATTATGAACAGGTTAGAAAAATTAGAAAATTTATTATTATTATTATTATTGATTTTAACACTTTTAGTGATGAAAATGTACAATTAAAAATAAATTATCTTAGAACTTAAATTAGACATGGTATATCTACTATTATTATAGAACGATTTTCTAAATTCTTCTATCGTTAAAGTTCCTCCATATTCTTTTAAATGTAAAATACTAGGTGCTGGTATTATATTAAAATCTGAGCCAAATAATTTTCTATAGAACTGCCCTATTAAATACGATTTATGTTGAAAAACTTTATCATTTAACGAAAAAGATTTTACACAATTTGGAGAACAAAAATTACCAAATAATTTATAACGCTGTAGTTTATTACAATAATTTATAGGTAAATAAAAAGGTTTACAATTGAAAAGATGATGGCAATTATAACATTTTAAATCTCTTTTTATAACAGTTTTGTTATTATCCTTGTTATATAGAGTCACCTTTTTAGATGTATCAATTTTAATATTACAATTATCTTCTTCGTCGCTCGAAATATTTAGTTTACATTCATCATTGGTATTCTTTACAAAAAAATCTGATATATTAGTTTCTGAATATTCCTTATCGTGAACTTCTATAACTATATTTCCAAATTTAAAATTATTTGTTTTATAGTTATCTTTATCTATTATTTCACTATTATCAATAGAATTATATTCTTCCGTATCTTCTATATAATTATTTTTAAAAGGGGTTGATTCATATTTTTTTTTCCTCCCCCTTTTTTTAACAAGAGGGGTTGCAACAGGTTCTGACATTTATTAAAAGATATAAATATATTTAAAGACTCTTTATATTTATTAATAAATGTGGTTTTTATATGGTATCTCGATTGCCTATGCAGTACTTATTTTATCCAATGTTGCGCAAAAACTAATAAACGAATTTACAGTTAATGTAAACGATTATAAGAGTATGGAATATCACAAACCGTCAGATAAAGATGACGAGTATACTCTACTATGCTATGTTATAGCATACAAAGACGGTACTGACGAACTTCTTAGCGAAACTACTCTAGATGAAATTGAGGATAAAAATGAAGTTAATGAGATAGATCATATTATAATTAAATACATGTTTAATGGTAAATTGATGAAATACATTACAAGAACAATGGATATTGAATTCCCTATTTATAATTTTAATGTAGTCCCAGAAATATATTCATATTATCCAGATATTATGTTTCTTAATAACTTAGATGTTACTGATTATATCAGGCCTTATTTAGGCCCGTTATGTAATTTTTATTCCGATAGAGAGGAGCCTGTTAAACTGAAGGACGCCCTCCGGGATCATCCCGACTTTGAAAATTTTAATTTCGAAGAGGGAACATTTCAAATGATCTCTAATAAAACGCCGGTAAAGGGGAGAAAGAGTCTTATTAAAGAGTTGCCATGTTCTTCTCTTATATGGAAAAGGCACGCGGCTGTAGAACCAAAGGATGAGAAATACGTCTAATATGATGTTTAAAATATAAAATAAATAATAAATTAATATAAACGAATACAAAATGTAATATCAGAATCATTATAATGTCTTCTAATAATTCTGACATAGCATTTACATTTAAAACAGTGCAGACAAATGCTGTAAGAGTCTTATTCGAGTCTTTAAAAAATATACTATCAGATGTTAATTTTAAAGCAGACAAGAGCGGTATTAAATTAACAGCAGTAGACGGTACTTCAAAGGCTATAGTTAATCTTTTTTTACATTCAGAAAAGTTTGAAGAATACACATGCGAAGATTCTATTAATATAGGATTAAATTTAGCATCGGTATTCAAAATATTAAAAGGTATTAAAAATACAGATACTATTTCTTTTACTATTTTAGCGCGCGACTCTAATAACATGGTAATAACTTCTCAAAATAGTGACAAGCGTGCAGTAATTAAAAGTAAAATTAAATTATTAGATATGGATGAAAAAATATATAATATACCGGATATCAATTTCGATTCTTATATTACTATGCCGTCGTCCGACTTTCAAACATATATATCAGACCTTTCTAATATTTCATCTAATATAGAAATAAGAACAAGCCCTGATAATATGACTATGACCGCAAGAGGGGATTTTGCAGAACAGAGTGTTACAATAAATGAAACCAACGATAAAAATACAGATACTTCGAATGAAAACTGTGGGTTATACAATATTAAATATATCCAATTGTTTACCAAGTCTACTAACTTATGTGGCACCGTTGAAATTTATTTAAAAACCAATTACCCTTTAACAATTCTATATAATGTAGCAAACCTAGGAGTACTTAAATACTGCCTTGCTCCAATTTAATTACTGGTTTAGAATAACATCCTCCTATTATATTCTTTAATTTATAATATAACTTTAATGTTATATTTTTAAGCGTTCTATACATAGTTTTATACATATGCGTATTTTTAAGTAATTCAAGCGCCATCTCTAGCTGTTTTTCGTCTAGTTCTATATTGAATTTTTTGGTTAATAGTTCATCTACACTGATAATTATAATGTTTTCTATGGAATCTGGTGTGAAATCCTTAAACAATCGTTTATTGGTATTTAAAAATGTCATTACATTGATTATGAGAGTAAGATAGTCTATCTTACCATCCTTAAGTTCCTCGTCCAATATATCTAAGAGTCCATTCAAAACTAGTATATTTATCAATTTAGAATAGTACTCGTTTTGTCTTAATTTTAAAACATCTTCTTTAAAACTTTTCATTTAATTATAATATAATATTTTTAATAGCTGGAAATTGCAATATGACCCCCATTGTTGCCCCGACAACAACTCCTGACATTGCATCAGTCATAAACGAATATGGTACACCAAGTGGTTTATAATAGTGTTCATTTAATACTGGGAATAACCCAGAATATCTCATGGGAAATCCGACCAGTCCTGATACTAAAAATAGTAATATCAATGTTTCATATGTCTTAAGTTTTAAATCAAAATATACGTTAATATATTGCATTAATGCATATGTAATAGCCCCAACAAATGCTGCAACTAGAGCGGCTGCAAGAACCGTGTGTTTTTTAAAATAGTCGCGTAGTACCGTAACCCATTTCATATTTTCTATTCCCATAAAAGAGATTTTCCCTTCGGCCATCAGTCTCAGGATTACATCCCATATCCCAGTTATGCAAAATGCTAGAATTAGAAGTTTTAATTTCTCCTCTGTCCAAACTTTTTTCATCTTAATGTATACAATTAAATTAAATAAAATTAAATTGTATATAATATATAAAATGAGTAAATTGTATGATTTTTTTAGCTCAAGTAGCTGCCGCTCAGTATTATTATTATGTTTTATTCTACTAATTCACGCTTATATAAAGATAAGAGCATACGCTACAGAATTAAACATGAAAACACCTCAATGTGATTGTGATTATGATCGTTATTAGATTTAATTTTAAAAAAATATATTAACTATAATTAAATATACAAAAAATGCCCCTTCCACTTTTGGCAGTAGCAGCACCCATGGCCGGACCCGCCGCTGCGGCGTCGGCAAAGTTTATTGCAAAGCGATTAGTAAAGGAGACGGTGGCGAAGAACGCGGCTAAAAGCGCTGCGGGAATGGCGGAGTCGGCGGGAGTAAGGCAGATGGCACAAAGAGTGGCTGCCGGTCAATCGGGTCCAATCCCGGTGAGTGGTAGCGGAGGAACGAGGGGATCAAAAATGTTCATGTATGGTATTGGTCTATTCCTCGCCGTGTGCGGCCTCCTAATATTTCTTTGGCTGTTTGGGGTGATCGGTAATAGAAAATCTAAGAGGAAACTAGCACAGCCAAGCCCGATGAATAATGCCAGAGTTTCAAGGCCCACACACGAAGAGCGAATGTTTACAAATAAACCTGATCGACGCAATAAATACAGAAAACAGTTAAGTACCGGCGGAGATGAATACGGTGGCTATTATGGTAGTAACTCAAGGGGATTTTCACAAAGTGAGGAAAGTTACCTTCACCCAATGAATAATAACTCGAATGTACAAAAACCGCAATTCTATCTTAAAAACCCGGGTAATAATAACCCCAGCATTTTATCCGAAATCAACCTATCAGACGACCCTGCTTATGAAGAGGAACTTTATGATGAAATGAAATCTATTTTAATGGCTAAAGATAATAGAAGAAAGGCTAGATTGTCTAAATCTATTAAAAATGGTAAATATAACACTGGTCACATAGATCAGGTTAGTGAGATAAATGTGGCGAGTAGTTTATCGGCGTCTAATAATTTTCAGGGTCCATTTGGAACAAATAATGGCGACAGGGTTGTTCAAAGATATATTCAGCCAATTGAAAAAAGAGGTGTAACTTCGGATGCATTAAATTTCGCCAGTATCACGAAATAAATAATCTGTAGGCGGCACAATTGGTTTTTCTTCTTTATTACATTCTATTGTAAACTTTTTGTATTTATAAAATGATAGTCTTTTTTTATTCCAGTTATTGAATATACTAATACTATCATTTATATCTATAACAAGGGGTGTATTTTTATTTTTTTTTCTAAGAATTCTACCTACCGCCTGTTCTATATTACACTTGGGCGATGCAAGAATTAATGTATCTAGTTCAGGATTATCATATCCCTCGGATGCCATTTGGTATGTTGCAATTATAATATCGCACTTATTAGAAGACTGAAGATCTTCTTTTTTCATTCCTCCATAATACAAACCAACAGAATAATCTTTGAGTACACGTTTTAAATCATGTGCTAATTTATCACAATGTGCTTTTCTATCAGAAAGAACTAGTATCTTCCTCTCTTCGCATACCTTTTCGGTTATCAAATTTTCTATAAAATAATCTCGCGCAGAATTCTGTGTTACGTTTGTAATACTTGCTGCGCTATTAACCTTTCCATTTGATAAATATTTGATGGTATTTTCTTCATATTCGTAGAATGTCTGTATCTTTATAATTGGTTCTATAATTAGCAATTCAACATTTACTGCAATCTCTCCTAAAAACCAGTTTAATGTGTGCTCAAGTTTATCAGCTCTTTTTAGTGTTGCGGTAAGTCCTAGATTGTATTTTGAACCTATTTTGTAAAAAACATTTGAAAATACCTTAGAACAATAATGATGGGTTTCATCAAAAATAGAAAAAGAAAATTCGTCAAAAAAATTATTCGGGTATTCTTTCATAGAAATACTCTGAATCATTCCTATACAGATATCAGAATTAGTGTTCGCGGTTTTCCCCTGTATTATTCCAGGTTTAATCCCGAGAAATTTGATTATTTGTTCTTTCCACTGGTCTAAAAGAGTTTCCTTATTTACTAGTATAATTGTCTTTAATCCGAGTAATGATGCAATATATAGAGCTGCAAATGTTTTTCCCCACCCAGTATATAAACATGCTATACACGAGTCTTTTGAAATAAGTTCTTTGTGTATATTATTTATTATATCTATTTGATACTCCCGGGGGGATCCATTTATTTTAATATTGGCGTATTTAATTTTATTTTGAATTAGTTCTCCTTCAGACGAGAAATACTTAGGTGTGTATATAAAATTATCTTCTATTTTATAGAGTGAATAATTTATCTCTGGGTAATCCCCAGGGATAAATGGAGTAACAGTTAGTTTTTTTTTAAGTTTATCGGTTTGAGGATACCTTCTTCCTTTCATATAGATTATTTTACATTGTATTTCTCTAAACTTTAAATTTATTATATATTATATATTGTATATAATAAATGATTAATACATCCCCTAGAAATCTTAAGATCTCTTTATATGCAGCAGGTGTGGGCGTTTTAATAAATGCTATATTATCTGGAGCGGTTATGCCATTTGCTACATCAGATCAAATAGTTCCGCCTAATGGTGCGGGAAATTTACCCCTTTTTTCTCAGGTTATTCATATGCTTGTTCATCATAACCAGGTTATGTTCACGAGTTCGTTGATTATATTTGCGCTCACCTATGTGTCTACTATTGTAGCATTATCCTTATAATAATAAACATTCATATAAACATTAATAATATATAGATGTAATATAATACATTCTATATTATTAATGAAATGTTATTGTAACACTAATGCATTCACATATGAGACTCTCGAAAAAACCAATGATTCGTATAACAGGGTTTTAATTTGTAAGTGCGGAATATCACTTCTTGAGGGGAAAAAGAAAACAAGGTGTGAATTTTACGATAAAACCATTTTAAAAACTAAAATAATAATCCCATATAAAAAAAATGTAAAAACTAAATACCAAACCTACGAGATAAATGTGGAAACGGTTGATGAAAAAGTTAGAAAAGAACTTCATTGGAATATTCATTTGCTTAAAATAGCTCACTTTTACCCAACTGTAAGGATTTCTACTTATATGGCTCTAATAGACTATAGCTTAAGAAAACTTCAATATAAACCATTTTTCCAAGATAAAGAAAGTATAGACCAACTTATAATTAGGCTAAATCATAAACCAGATGACATTAAGTTTGCAAAAAAAAATAATTAATTAGAATGTTACGTGTCGTTCATTGATTAAAATAAATACCACATCTATATAATATTAAATGTTATCATCTATTTTAAATGAAGATACTAAAGAAGAATTTAAAAAGTTTTTAGACGTTGCTGTATTCCCTATTAAAGTATATAGTATATTATTACTGATCTTTATTTTAGTGATTATATTTCAATTATATTTATTGATTAAATTAAAAGATAATTAATTTAAAAAAATTATACATATATTTATAAATGCTGGCAGTAACAGATCAAGAGATTCAATTTTTTAAAAAGGATGTCACGGAATTTAACAATATAGAAAAACAAATACTAGACCTCAAAGGTAAAATAAAGCCCTTTCAGGATAAGATAAAAGAACTTACTAAGATAAAACAGACTAAGAAGGACGATGTTCTTAGTTTTATGGATAGTAATAAGTTAGATATGTGTAATACCGATGAAGCATCTTATGAAATGAAAGAGACTAAAAGTACTAAGACAATATCTAAGGGAGACGTATACGACAGGATTTATAAGTTTTTCTCAGAAGAACAGGGAAACCTTGATGATATTTCAATAATAGATGATAAGGCTAAATATCTACATAATTATATTTATGTAGAAGGGAGAGAAACCACTACAGTAAAAACTCTAAAAGCTAAAAACTAAATAACGGGGAGTCTTCTATGTCTGACATCTCATCTGAACTATAGTACATGTCATTTTCTTCTGCTTTAATTTTTGAAATGATTTTAATATACGAATCTGTAGTAAAATTAGTAATATCTCCAGTAATAGTTAACCTGATTAATAATATATCTCCATTGAATCTATCATTTGTAAACGGAAGTACATTTACATTTACATTCATTGAATCTATATTATTGTATAATACAATATAGTTTTCATATCTCTTATAACTAGAATATTCTTTAAACATATCTATACTAAATTCAGTCTTGTATATTCTAAATTTAAATTCAACTATTTCCCCATTTTCCTTTAAAAGAAGTCCTATCTTCATTACCTATTGTATTTTTTTTTAATATACGAGTTTTAACGTGTATAAATTTTATAAATAAAAAATTTACTTAAAAAAATATATTATATAAACTTATAATACCCGATGTCCATATTTGAAAATAATAGAGAATGGAACAATGATGTAAAAGAAAAAGTTAAAAATGCAGACAGGGAAGAGATAATGATTTTTTTTGAATCCCTAGATAAAAAATGGAGCGTAGATTCTTCAAATATGAATGACATTATCACGGGCTGTTTTAATTCTCTTAATATGAATAAATTGGAGACAATAGATATCGGTATTCTAAAAATCGAATTAGATAAAGCTATGTACGAAACAACTATGGTATTTACTAAATTTAAGAAACTTATTCCAGAATATCAAGAATATTCTACTAGATGGAATAAGATATACGAGGTAATTTTTTACGGAGAAAGACTAATTAGAGATAGTTACTTACTATATAAGACCATTGATAGTAATCACGATTCTTCGTCTAATGAGGACCCTGACATATTATTTAAATATGCTAGATTTACAGACGATTCTAAAAAGACTTCATATCAGTGTTTGCTTTTATACATGATTGAACAGTTTTCCGAGGACGGTTTCTCAAAGTTCGGGGGAAATTTATATATGCCCCTGTTAAAAAATTCAAATAATACACACGCCTGGAAAAAGCATTGTACCATTAAAGAGTATCTTTATCGAAAAACTGATCATAAGATAAATTTTAACCAATGGAAAAATGCTACATCTAATGCTGGAAATATAAATTCTGCAGAGAGATATTTTAATGAATTTCTGGGTCCTGAACTCCCAGAACTAAAGAAAGATAGGCACCTATTCGCATTTAAAAATGGGAATTATATAACTAAATATAATACTGCACCTGACGGAGCAGATCCTTATTACGAGGACATCTTTGTCCCATATGGGACAAAACATCCTTACATAACAAATTTTTCAGTAGCATCAAAATATCACGATCAGGTATTTAATAATTACGATGAACACCGCGAGGATTGGTTTAAGATAATTGAAAACTGTCCAACATTTAAGAGTCTATTAGATTATCAAGAACTACCAGAAGAAGTTCAGAGGTGGTTGTGTGTTTTTATGGGTAGAAAGTGCTTTAATATCGGAGATCTAGATAATTGGCAATGCCTATTGTATCTATTAGGTCAGGCTGGTACAGGTAAGAGCACTGTTCTTATGAAAATTTTGCAAAAGTGGTACGATGAAGAAGACGTTGGTATCATTTCTAATAATATTGACACTAAGTATGGTATTAAACCTCATGTAAATAAGTTCATGGTTCTAGCACCCGAGATCTCTGAAAATTTTAAAATGGAACAAACAGATTGGCAGTTATTGGTAGAGGGGGGTAGAAACACTTATTCAGAGAAGTATAAAAATGACGAAACAATTGACTGGACTCTTCATATGACAATGGGTGGAAATAAAATTATGAGATATAAAAACAACTCCGAAAGCGTATCTAGAAGAACTGTCGTTGTTAATTTTTGGAAAAAAGTTGTAAAAACAGATACAGCAATTGATAAAAAATTGGCTAAAGAGATGCCCGCTATCATGAAGTTGTGTGTTTCTGCATATTATTCAGCGGTTAGAGAATATGGTATTAAAGGAATTTGGGATATACTTCCTAGATACTTCCATGAAAATAAAGAAGATATGGAGCAAACTACCAATGCTCTTCAGAACTTTCTTAAATCTGGGAAGATTGTATTTGGAGATAAATTATATATACCGGCTAAGGTATTTTCCCAAGAATTTAATGAGCATGTTAGGGAAAATAATCTAACAAAGGAACAATTCACCAAGGACTATTTTGGAGGTATTTTTACAAACAATGGAATCAAAGTTATTCAACAGGGAAGCAAAGAATACCCTCGTGGGTCCGGGGTAATTATAAAGAGAACCATGTTTTTCAAGGGTATTGACATAATTGACGTTGATAATAATGAAGAAGATCCAGAATAAATTAATTTACGTTGATATCGTTTAAATATATTATTGACATATATTAAAATGACTAAGAGTTCTCCTCCACTAGTAGAACCTACTGTAATTCAAGATTCTTCAATTAACTCGTCTATTATTTATATATCTATAATTCTGTGCGTTATAGTGATTGGCGCGTTTTTCATGTATAAGGTTTATAAGAAACTCCAAACAATAAATCAGGACATTATTACTATTAATACGAAGGGAGATGAATTAGACAGTTATAATAAAGCTAAAGACCGTCATATAGATATTCTTGGAGAAAATGTTAAAAGATATCGCCAAGACTTTTTAGATAAACAGAATATTGTACCAGTTGCAAATAATCACCATGAACTACCAATGAATGATGTTGTTGAACCCCTAGAGGATATTACGGAAGAGCCTAATTAATTTTAATAAGATTCTATACTATTATCAAAATCCCAATTTGTTATTTTTTTAACATGTTGGAATTCTTCATAATCAACGTATAAATTCCAATTTATTTTATTTAAAACCTGATTTTCGAGTGGTCCAGACCCCAATATTTCAAAATCGCACATGAATTTATTAGATAGAATTAAACATGTTTCAATTAAATCTTTTAAATTCTTATTATTGATAACACATTTGGAATCTTTATATCTACGAAGATATATTAAAGTTAATATTATACTATCTGCTTCGAATATATTATTATCTTTAAAATACCCGTTTATCATATTGTATATTCTTTTTGTATTTTTATCTTCTCTTAAAGAAAAGTCTAATATATTATTTATGTTTGAAATGGTTAACATGTTTTAATTTAATATAAGAAGTCATTATTATTTAAAATTTTTAATAGTAATTTGAATGTTGTATAATATAATTTTATATCAGAGCCCCCTGTTAAAATAATACTACCTGGTCTAAATATAGCGGCGGTTAATTTGTTTTTAGTTTCTGTATCTTCCAATTTCAAATTAATACCCGGGTATTTACTCGGATTATATGTGTATCTTTTCACAATAGGTTCTTCTATATCATCTAGATATGAACACAATAATTTTTGCTTTATGTTTTTTGTTATCTTAAAATCAGAATTTATCATACATATTCTAATATCTGTTATTTTTGATATATCTAGATCTGAAAATGCATTAACTTCTATTAGTCTCCTATATATCTTTCTCGCCGCATAAGTAGCAGACATAACATTCAGCACTCCTGCAAACTGAATATTCCCATTTTTAAATATTTTTGCAGATATTCTCTTCCTAGTCTGATACTTAACTGTTATATAAGTGTTTATACAGTTGTAAAAAACTTTAGTCTCTGCTGTGTCTATGAATCTTTTTCTATATAAACTTAAATCTATGGTTGAATTAAGCTTACAGCATATTGTCATAGTTGAAATAGACCATTTTTTAAGTATTTCAATAGAGTTAGTCTCTTGATAGGAATGTATCTTTTCATAATCATCGAAAAAAGTTCTAAAATTTTCATTGCATATACAGGACGTGTATTTTTTTTTAGGATCGCATATGCTACACATATTCTTATCTCTTTATATTAGATTTCTTTATATTAGAGTCTTTATATATGTATTTTTTAGTAATTTATACAGCTTGTACAGTAAGTAATCTATTTAGATAATCTTTTATTAATATAGCAAGCGATGTTTTATCATTTATACTTTGAATACACGCTTCTAGAACCATATTACAGTGTTCATCAGAATGATTTCTTATCAAAAATTGTGCATAATAAATTATTCTAGGTAGTATATTACTATATAAGTCTACTATATCGAAAGGACTAACCCTGTTTAACTCAGTTATTATATCATGCAGACAATATGTTATTATATTTAATTCTACATCTAATTTCATAGTCGGTGATACAATAACTTTAGTAGTATTATTACCATAATAGTATAATATCAGTCTATTAATCTCATTTATTTTCTTATCCGTGATGGCATTTCTAGTAGAGGGGTCTTTAAAGTTTTCAGTTTTAATTAAATATGTTATAAAATTATTAAAATCATAATAAAAAAAGAATTTATTCACTCGTATAGATATAAACGGGTATGTTATTTTTTCATGACATATAGGGCATATATCATTTTTCATTAAACATTTTCTAAATTGTCTTTGAATATAACTAATTATCTTGTGGTCATTTAATTTATTTAATAACTGATTTTTATTAAAACTATGTATGTATTTTATTTTATTTATTTTACACAATTCTCTTAATTTTTTATATGTAAATAATGAATTGAATTTAATTAACATTTTAATAATAATGTTAATTAAAATATATTATATTTTTATATTTATTAAAATGTTTAAAAGAATAATTAATATCATTAAATACAATTAAACCTATATGTCTTCATTTAGACTTTCTAAAAAAAAAGCACATAGCGACTCTAGAATGTGTATAAGTGCTAAACATGAAGAAACTATAAGTAAACTAGATAATGAAGTTAAAAATATACCAAAATATAAAAAGGAATTGAAATCGTTAATTAGTATCAAGGATTCAGACAAATTTACTAAAAAATATGAAAATAGAGAAGATTTAACTCAAAAAATCAGGGAATTAAATGAAAAAATTAAATCACTGGAAAGTAATGAAAATTTAACAGAGTATTTATATAAGTCTATAGAATTTGTTAAGAATATAGACGGAGTAGAATATACAGAAAATAGTGAAGATAATCAGGGTGGGGGTATTTTTAAATATGTAACAATGGGTCTAGAAAAAAAGAATGTGGATAACTATAAAATGTATATGAAACAATGTTTTCCGGAAGAGATTAATGTTGTAGAATATTCTCAAAATTTATATACATGTAAAAGTTGCGATAGTAATACATATCAAGTTGCGTCAGCCGGGATAAATATATGTTATAATTGTGGATTAACCGAAGTAAATTCGGTCTCTATCACCCCAGAATGGAATGTATCTGAGACCCATGACTTTATTAAACCTTATAGTTATAAAAGAACTAGTCATTTCAAAGAATGGATAACTCAAATACAGGGTAGAGAAGGTACTTATATACCAGATAATGTTATATCTATGATAATAATCGAAATAAAAAAAGAAAGATTAACAGATAAGAGTTTAATTACATATTATAAAATCAAAGAATTTCTTAAAAAATTAAAACTAAACAAGTATTATGAACACATACCAAATATAATCCATCGTATAACCGGAAATAAACAGCTTATTATTTCACAGGATTTAGAGGGTAAATTAATTGAGATGTTTAACAAAATACAAGAGCCCTTTGCGAATCATTGCCCCAAAGATAGAAAAAATTTTTTAAGTTATTCTTATACGCTATATAAATTTTTTGAATTACTTGACAAACCCGAGTACTTAATTTATTTCCCCCTTCTTAAAAGTAGAGAAAAATTATTTGAACAAGAGAAAATATGGTTGTCGATATGTAAAGATTTAGACTGGGAATTTAATAAATGTATTTAATACATCGCAAGCGAAGAAGCACCGCCCTTGAATAGGGAAGTGGTCTCACCAACACATGTTACATTAACCGATGTAGCCTTAGAATCCTTGGAGAAACTTAATACCAGTCTAATGTTATCGAAACGGTTAAGGGGTACAGACGAGCCGCCGTAGGCGCGGGACGCAAGGGGGAAGATGTAAATAGACTTTTTAGACTGATCGGCGTCTCTCATGTTAGTAGCCATGACGTTATCTAACGAGTTAGAAATCAGGCCAAGGGACGCCGCAGTAGTTCCATCTAGAAGCTGTGCATCGATCGTACCGGAGAACGACGAAGAATTTAGCTTAAGCTCTGCGGTATCTAGACCACAGCCGGGCTCGCCACCGACTGTGATAATTAGATGAGACGCGTAAAGAGAGAAATGATCTAAATCGAGGGTATAATTAGAATCTAGACCAGTATCCTGAGTCTTATTGACATTCTGAGTCATCTTAAGACGCTTGGGGATACCAGCGGGCTGCGACTTCATCATCTCGCGCTCCTCGTTACACATAATCATGCAACGACCAAATAGCTTACCGGGCTCAATAGTGACTTGACTGGCTGTAGGAACAATGCTCTCGTGTGAATCAGTGAAGACCTTAGATAGATCATCTGTGAAATATACCTTAATCTTAACAGACTGGTGGGGCGCGGCCGCCATTAAATAACCGTTCTCGGTATTCTCGGTGAAACCTTGAAGCTCGGGAGCCATTGTCTTTGTAAGTAGGGGAAGACGAAGGAACATACTACGGCTCTGGGGGGCGGACGCAGATGCGGCGACTTCCTGGAAACCACCTGCTAGTGTAGACTTACCAGTATTTACTAGAGAGTCGAGTGTAAAACCAGAACCGAGAGTCCCAGCACCTAGAGGCGAGTAGTTGTAACAATCGTTAGAATTGCCAAGACTGGCGCTGTGGACCTGGTTGTCTTCAGTACCGTTACCAACCGAGTTGATAGAATTGGGTTCATAGATAGCGGAAGTTCTACCCGATGTATCCAATTCGACACCATTGGTATTAACAAACCCGTTAGCCTGAACACCAAACTTCTTAAATACACCCTCTCCCATCTCAGTGCAGTTACAGGCGAGAATGTCATCATTTTCTAATGTCTGCCAAATCTGAGTACCAACCTGGAATTCTACGCGATCGATAATAGAGGCAAGACCGAAGTTATTAAATGTAAACCCGTCGGGAACGGCCTTCAGAGTTCCATTTGCTACAATACCCTGACCGGTCTTAGATGTGACAGGGGCGGCAGCACATTTTACACCAACCTGGATATATAAATCACCTAGCGCGTCAATATCGTTATTAACAGTAAAGATCTGATTGCCACCCCAGCTAGTAGTTCCAGACACGCCGCTAGTGGGGATCTCCATGATAGACGAACCGTATAGAAGCTGGCGAGTAGTGTCATTCTTATTGTAGAACAGGGACATTACATCGCTGTCATTTGAGGTGATTTTATTTGTAACAGCAAGACCCTGGGTCCCGCTTCCGTTATACGAAGCATGAGCAGCTACAGCTCCAGACATTTTATTTAATATACGAATATATTTTTTTTTTAAATTAAATTCGTATATTAATTTTATTGAA